TTGAATAATGGAAAGGAAAGACAATAGCGGTGCGCTGTTTAAGAATGACCGCAAACGCGAAGGTAAAAAGGACGCCGACTATCGCGGCAAAGCGGTTATCGCTGGCGTCGAATTCTACGTCGATGCTTGGGTTAATGAATCCAAGGACGGTCGCAAGTATTTCGGCGTGAAATACAAACCCGTTGGAGAGTCTAGCGCGGCTCCGGCCCCGAAAGCGGCCCCGGCTGTCGATCCAGAATTCGACGACGAAATTCCGTTTTGATTAACGCGTGATCGCGCCACGCCCCCCTAGCGGTACGCCGACGCCGTGCGCGTAGTCGGCAACTCTTATGAACACAGATTCGAAAGACAAGGTAACAACCGTGATCGTTGGGATAGGCGGAACCGTCCTGCTTGCAATCGTCACGGGTATTTTTGTTGGAGTAACGTGGAAGGTCGCGCAATGGATAGTAAATTGATTTGGGGCGACGCTGTGATCAAGCGTCAGCGCGAAGAAATCCAGTTTCTCAATGGCCGCGTGGCCGCGCTGGATGAAGAAAACCAAATGCTTCGGAAGTTGCTGAAAGACTGGCAAACGGGACAGCGCCAGTATCACGGCAAGGAAATACAAACCCGCTAATGCTGGTCCAACTGTCAGCACAGGAAATAATGCTGGCGGCTAATGCCGGGGTCGTCCGTCGTGTTCGTGGTATCGCTCAAAACGGTAAGCGGACACACGGACAGCCCAACAGCAATTTGTGGGAACAGGATATCGAAGGCTGTTGTGCCGAATTAGCCGTCTGCAAGGCACTCGGGATTTATTGGACCGGGGCGGAACGCATCCGGGCAAATGACGCTGGATCATTCGACGTGCGATACACTCCGCACCCGAACGGCTGTCTTATCCTGCACGACGAAGACCCGGACCGGCGTTTTGTGCTGGTTATTGGCAAGTACGGCGTCTATAGGCTGGCCGGTTGGATTGATGCGGTCGAAGGTAAGGTCGAGCGTTTTTGGGGCGACAAGGGCCACAATCGACCGGCGTATTGGATACCGCAAGACGAATTGCACCCGATGGACACACTAGATAGGTGACAAATGGAAACAATTAAAGCGAAGTTTGTTGCGTTTTGGACCTACTTAAAAACGCTGGTTACGGGAATTGAACCGCAAAAGCCGGAACCGCCGAAGTCGGCTAGTCGGCGCAATGCTCCCGTGCGTAAGGTCGTGAAGAAATAAACAGCAACCCGTCGCATAAACAGTCGCCGTCGAGCGGCTGATTGACTGCTGGATGCGTGCAACAAAACGCCGCGTTGCGGTACTTGAAGAAATGGCAATTCTGGCAACGGTCGTGTTCGCAGTACGCCAGTTCGTCTAGTTGCTCTTGGGTAAGGACACCCATTCTGTTTTTTCCGTGGTCGTTTTGCGTTGTACGAATATCGGCATACGAAACGTGATGCCGTGCTGTGGATGCGTAATCCACATGGCTTGCTGTGCTTGCTCAACGTCGAAGTTGTTAGCGTCGGCGTATTCGTCGTAGCCCTTCAGCGATCCATTCACCACGAACCGCGTTAGGTGGATGTATTGATGCCAGTGACCCAACATCATTACGTCGAAGGACCGGTCCGTTTGTCCGTTACGTGCGCGTTTCTTTTTATCGCCCCGGCTAATCGGGCCTAGTGCGCCGATCATGCCGTCGCCACCCCTAAACTGATCGCCGTGAGTGAGCAAATAACGCGTGTTATGAACCATAAAGTACGCGTCCGGCCCCTCTGGAATCAGGAATGTTACGCGTTTATCGTTCTCGAAATACCGTTGCAACAGTTGGTATAGCAACCAGTCGAAGTTAGTGTGATTGCGCCGCTTGGCACGCGGCTTACGCGACGTACGGCCATGGTTGCCGGTGACGCATGGCACGAACACATTGCCGAATTCGTCTGCCAAGGTGCGAATACACCACGCCAGCACGCCGACCAATTCCAGCAATGCGGGCATGGTCGGAACCTCGTTAGTCTCCGACAGTTCTTCGTGAATATCGCCGGACAGCATATCGCCACCCAACGCGAAGACGACGCCGGGGTATTTGCCGCGCAAGTGGTTACGCAATAGGTCGATGGCGACGTTAATAAAGGTTCGCGCCCTTTCCTTGCTTAACGCCATGTTGTACTCATTCACGCCGCCGATTTCGGCTGGCCGTACAACCTCGCCAAAGTGCCAATCGGACGCAAACAGAGTCGGCACGCCCATAAGGTCGGTTGCTGGTTTGCTCGGCTTGGTCAACCAGTCCGGCGTTTTTGGCGTGGCTGCGGCTACCTTTAGTATCTCGGCGCGTACCGCTTCGTCGGTTAGTTTCTGCTTTTCTAATTGCTTAACCTGTTGGCGAAGGTAAATTAGTTCGTTGTCGCCCTTAATCTTGCGCGTGTCGCCGTTTTCCACTCGGTCAACGTGAGAAATTACCGTTTGGCGGTGAAGTCCTAATTCGCGGGCGGTTGCCGATACGTTTCTGTCGTTTCGGCAAAACGCTTCGTATACGTCTTGCGATATTAGGTTTTTAGGTCTTCGGTCTGTCATAAGTAGATGGCTCGAATGTAACTAATGCTTGCGCGAGTAGATGCGCGGTCGAGTCGATAAAGACTTCATCGCTGCACAGTTCGTGATAACCAGCAATGTCAGTGATGCAATGCAGCAATTCGTGAACGAATGTCTGCTGCCTGTTCGACCCCTTTAACGATCCAATGATTTCGATGCGATATTCATTCGGCAAATACATTCCCACACAGTTTTTACCGTGTTTCCACTTTTTAACGGGAACCGTTACAACCTCGATTTTGTGCGCTGCGACCATAAAACTTGAAGGAATGCCGTCGTTACGTCGCGCCATGTAACCCCCGCATATATAGCCGTTGTTCGTCGAGTCGACGCTTAACAAGCCCCGGCAGTACACGACCGCCACCCTTGGTCCACTTCATAAATTCTTCGGCTGCGCCTTCGTAGTCGCCGCGATTGTGTTTCATCCGAAGACTGGACCGCTGCAAGTTTCCCAAGCCGACGTTAAACGCGAAACTTACCAGTGCGTCAAATTGGCCTTGATGATTAGTAGCAGCAGGGCAATATCGGGCCACGCCGCGCTCAAATCGCGCAAGGTCCGCAACAAGTAAAGCGTTAACTTCGTCATCGCTCCAAATCCGGTTATGTTCGGGCCGTAACGGAAACTGTAGCCTATCGGATACAGTCAAGTTTGCTTGCTCCGGGTACAGCACATGGCCTACGCCGACGGTATAAAGTTTGGCCGGGCATAGGTAAACGCGGTTTTTTACGCCTTCATGGTGGCGGATCATTGCGATTGCCGCCGGACTAACTTTCATTTTTTCTGGAAACTTTGACTACCGAACCAAAATGCAATGATGGACGACAGGATAATCATTTCGTCGTCGCCAAAGACGTTATCCATCGCCTCAACGAACGGAATGCCCGTCGAGTAGGCATACCACACGCCAGCAATGTTCAACGCCACTAATTCCAACACGAAAATATACGTAACGACCGGTCGAACGCTGGCGCGAAGGTTAATAATCCACCTCGACGCGCCTTTGCCAATTTCCATGTCGTGCTGATACAGCGCGACCCGTTCTTCGGCGGCTGTTTCCATAGCGACTTGCTCGGTTTTGATTTCCTCGACGCGGGCCTGTGCGATAAAGCCGCGTTCCGCTAACGCTAGTTCGCGTTCCTTTTGCGCGGCAACTAACGCTAGTTCGTGCTTTTTATCTTGTCGGTCTTGGAAAATTTGCAGAATTTTCGGCAAGCCGCCAGCAAGAAACGAAAGCAAGGTCGAAATCATGGTCATCATTTGGCGTGCCTCACTTATCGCGTTTGTTAATCAAGTCGAACAGCGTTTTTATCTTGTCTTCCAGCACTGCAACCCGTAAGTCGAGTTTGGATAGGACGATGATTAGCGTAATCAGTGCGAGTATGACCGGCCATGCACGCGTGAAGATTTCGAATAGTTCCATAGCCGCCCCCCATCGTTTAGCGTCGCTCTAATACTCGGTCTAGTTTCATTTCTATGCTTTTAAGTCGTTCGGTTTGACTCGCCATTTGCGCTTCAATCACGGCAATACGCCGGTCGGCTTCTGGCTGAATCTTGACCGCCTCGACAACTTCCAGACGTTTCGAAATTCCTTCTAACCGCTCCGTAATCTGGCCCATGGCATAGACCAAACCAAATACCAACGCTACGTCAAGGACTAGCGATCCGGGCGGAACCTTGAATTTCGATATGTCCATAAGTTATCCCTCAATCAAAACGGCAAAGGTCTTTTTCAGATACGGCCACGGGTCAATTTGGAACACATACCCACCCGGTCCCGGCAACGAAATACTAAATTCTGTGGACGCTTGATAGACTTCGTAGCGATCCGGCAACGTGACGTTAATAATCGCGTTGTCGGGTAGTCCTGTAATCGTGACCGTATTTCCAGCGACCGTATGCGTTACGCTCGACGGCTGCTTGTCGACAAACTCGCTGCCGTTCCAATACGAATTAACAGTATTGGCCGTCGGGCATTCGACGAATACGGCATCGTCCGGTTTCGGGCGGTCCGGCAACAACTCCGGTTCGCACGTAAAAATGCCCAAAATCCGACCGTTTGGTGCAATCGTGGCGTATCTCATCGTTTGAATTCCGTAACGACGCTAATAATGTCTTCGTAAATGTATGTCGTACTGCCGCCTAGGGTCGGCTCGACTTTGATGTAATAGGTCGTGCTTCCCGCCGACGGCGTGTCCATGTATTGCAACGGCACGCGATATGTACCACCCGATGCAAGACTGGTAATCGGAATATCGACCAGCAAAGTTGCACCTCGATAAATCTTATAGATATTGATTAGCGCGCCGCTTGCCAACGTGAATTTAAACGTCAAGTCGCACCGAATCAGCATATTGGTACTGCCGGTTGCGGTAATCGTTATGGTCGACAGCGTATTGTCGACGCCGCTATTGGCGCTGGTTAGCGTTACGTCCGACGGAAGGTCCGTGGCGCTTGCGGTAATTGCATTAGCGGCGACGCTGCCGGTAAGAATGATGCCGCCATTAACGGTTAGGTCCAAACCATCCCAACGGATATTTTTTCCGCTCGGGTTGCCGAATGAGAATCTCGGCGTGCCGCTATCGTTGCCGATATAGAAACCGGTTCCGGTGTTGTATGCGGTTTGACCGGATCGGATGAACCCGCCCGACGGCAGTACGATAGTACCAGCGGTGATGCTGCCCAAGTCGGCACTAATCGCGGCAAGATTGGTAACGCTGATTTTTGCGGCAGTGACCGCGCCAGCACTAATCTTGTCGGCAGTAATCGCACTCGCGGCTACCTTTGCAGCAATAACCGCCCCGTCTTCGATCAATACGGAGTTAGACGCACGAATCATTCGCACGTCGTCGACGTAACACGTACCGCCAGTAATGTCGGAAACGACTTCGACTTTTACAGAAAACACGCCAGCCGGAACCGTGAATGTTCCGCTAGATTTTGTGTAACTTGTATTGCCGACAGCAACGGCGTTTCCGGCTTGGTTGCTCACTTCGACGCCGGATGCGTTTAGTCCTGTTAAACGTACATACGAACCAAGCCCGCTTGCGCTGCTGTATTTAATCCACGCCTCAACATAAAACACTTCGCCGGGATTGGTAGCGACCAATTGCGAGTTACGCATCGCTGCCGGAGATGTAAACGTCGACGACGCGTACCAGAAACCAGAGCGTGCAATCGACGCGTTGTAGTTAATCGACCAATTTCCTTCGAGAATCCAGCCAACATTTCCATCTTCAAAACCAGGATTTTTAGCCTGTACGCTAAAATCTCCAACAGCAATTTTTGTCGATGTAACCGCGTTTGCGGCCAATTCATCTGTGCTGATTGCGCCCGCTGCAATTTGTCCAGCCGTAATCGTATCGGCGGCAATGTTGCTTGCGGTAATAGTGTTGGCGGCAATCTTCGCGCCGGTAATCGTCGCTGCGGCAATCTCGTTTGCTGTGACAGCGCCAGCCGCAATTTTTGCGGTTGTGACTGATCCCGCCGACAGTTCCGTTGCGGTGATAGTGCCAGCCGCAATATCCGCTGCGGTAATAGTGTTAGCGGCAATTTCATTAGACGTAATAGCGCCCGCTGCAATTTTAGCGGTTGAAATTGCGCCATCCGTTATTTGTGTACCGACAATTTGCCCTGTCAGTTTTGCCGCTGCAATCGCGGCCAACTGTGAATCACTTAATTGTCCCGTCACTTTAGCGGCTGCAACTGCGGCAATTTGAGCGTCGGAAATTGTGCCGCTTATGTCGGTTGATGCAACCGTAGCAACATAAGCGGAACCATTCCAGCGATACAACTTGCCGTCGGACGTGTTGAAAATGGAATTCGTCGACTTCGTGCCGGGAACCGACGAAACAATGGTTACGGGTTCGATGCTCGACGCGAACGCCGCCGTTTGCAGAGTGCCAGCCGTAATATCCGCGCCGCTAACCGCTGCCGTCCAAGCCGAACCGGTGTAGCGGTACAACTTGTCGTCGGTCGTCAGGAATACGATTCGGCCCTCGAACAGGTTGGTTGTCGGTAATGATCCGACGATTTCGTATCCAACTTTGTTTTTCGATGCACTAAACGTGGCCGTGTACGTAACGGCGTTGTATAGAACCGTGAAGGTCAACGAACCAACGTCACCCGACATGGCCGTAATGCGGTAATAGCCTTTTGGCTCCCCGCTAACCGGCGTATTTGTCGCCGTGTTAATCGTTCCGGTAACGCCGCTACTGGCCGAAGCGGATAGCGTGGCCGATGCGGTCACGTCTGTTGCGCCGCTATACACGGTCAACTGGCCGGACGCGTCCGCGTAACTCGGCACACTGCCGTCCGCGTATGCGGTCAACTGGACCGCTGTGCGGCTTAATATGATGGATACGGCGCTAGTGCCGCTGCCATCTTGACCGGCTTTTGCTTTACCGACCGTAAATACCTTGGTGATGGTTACGCCACCATAAGTCGCCGACATGGTGAATTGTCCGCTGTCGGCGGTTAGTGACGTGACGCGATAGTAACCAATCGGTTGACCGCTAACTGGCGTGTTGGCGGCAGTGTTTAAATCGCCATCGCAATTTACTTCGGAAACGATGGCAAAGGTCGTGCTGGCCGTAACATCAGTTGGGCCGCTAAACAACTTAAACAATCCGACCGCATCCGCATAACTGCTAACCGTGCCGGACGAATCCGCCGGTACTAGCGTTGCTTCGTTGGTCAGGTAGCCGTTAAGCGTGGCAATCTTGCCGGACGACGACAGGCCCGCGCCGGATGGCGTCGGGTCGGATGTACCGCCAGTAACGCCATAGTACGACTGCACCCAAAAATACCGCGTTGCGGTATCGGTGCGTGGCACGCGTAACTGTGTGTCTGCGCCTTCGTAAATCTGTGTGGCCGACGAAAACGGCGTCGACGCTGTGTATTGAAAGACGCGGTACAGAATGCCGGGGACGCTGTTAGACGGTGCGGCCCACGACAACAAGATGGATTCGATTTCTTGCGTTGCCGTGAATGACTGCGGCGAACCGGGCGAGTAAGTCGCCGGATCGCTTACCACGACGGATGCCGGGGTTACATACGTCCCCGTAGATGGGTCGCTGTAATCGGTCGATGACGCTTCAATTAATGTAAGTTCGATGGCCGGTTCCGGTCGGAATTTCCAACCGATACAGCGCACGGTTTGGTTAGTCCAGCCGACTTCGGCAATCGTGACTGTGCCAGTTTCGAACGGACGTATTTTGTACGCGTTGAGACTGCAAACGACTTGCACTGTCTTTTGTCGGCGCGATTGGCGCGACAGAATGATGGCGTTGCGCTGCGCTTCGTACTGGTTATTGCACGCCGGGAACGCGACTTCGGTATAGATACGTTCGCCGTCTTCCGATTCGTATGTCGAGTTTAGAATCGGCTCGAATTCTACCGGCTGATAATTACGGTCCTTGTCGACAAACTGTCCGCGAACGGCGTTGTAATAACCTTCGCGCTTGCGGCTCTGCGCCGTCTGGACCGTTACCTGTCCAACAATGTCGTCTTCGGTAATGCTAAACGCCGACGATGACCACGCGCCCGCTGCCATGCGCCACTTGCCACCGGAGTAGTAGCACGCGCCCATCATGGCCTGTGTCAATGCTTGAATGTTGTTTTCAAATTCGGCGGTCGCTTCCAGCACCAAATTACAGGTATACCGTTTTTGCGTCGTCGATCCCGGAATGGCTACGTTTTCGTCGCAAATGTTTGCGGCTGTTACAACGGACGCCCAATCGACGCGGCTTCCTTCTTCACTCAATCCATATGACGCCATGAGATAGTCGGCAAGACACAACGCCGGGTTGGTCGTGTATGCCGCATACGTCGCGTTCGTCGGATTCGCACCCGGTGACGTATCCAATCGCGGGTCGTAACACTTCTTGCCCTGCACGATACAGGTAACGTCGGGTTTGCCATTGCGGTATACCTCTTGGTCGAAGGTATAACGCAACGCCAAATACGCGATCCCGCGTCCACGGTGGTCGGAATCCCATTCCGTAATCGCAGCGTTTAGGATGCTGTCGACCGTTTGCGTTGATGTGCCGGTGTATTTACGGACGGATGCTTTACCGACAAAACTTCCAGCCGTGACGTTACCGCTTCCGTCGAGCGTTAACGCTTCGTCGTTAAAGTAAACGGTGTTTATCGCGTTGACTTCGTGTCCGACCAGCGCCAACACTTGATGCAGATATTCGCCCTTTGATCCGGTCACAATCGCCGGAATGACGTTCATTCCAGAAATCTTGTTTTCGCCGTATACAACGCGACGCGGTGCAACCGTATCGGAGTATTCTACGTCGGGCGGTCGTGACGTTGCGCGTGGAACCTTTGGCCCCAACGCTTGCGAAACCTTCATCAAAAGCAAATTGCCGCCAATGTAGACAATGGCGTTAGCCGCCACCATCGCGGCAACCGTGGCTGCGGCAGACGTGCCGCCGAAAACCACCAACAGGAAGTTTGTTACCGCACTTACAACTGGAGCCATTAGTTAACCTTCCAACTGCAAATAGCCTGTTCCATTGATACGTGAGCAATGCCGGTTTCGCCGACCGTCACGATCCGATCACCAACGCAAATGCCTAGTGTTTCGCGTCCTTCGTTGTTGAACAGTACAACGTCGCCGCGCTGTGTATACGCTAGGGATACACACGGTTCGCCTAGCCAATCCTTCACGGCTTCCTGTATGGAACCGTGCGAATTGATGTAAGCAAGTGCGGTTTTTTCGTCGTGATACATTTCTGCAAGACGTTTTGCGTAGTCGCTACCGGTCATTGCATCGACGACACGCGCCGAAAACAGGCAACAATCGTTTTTGCCGTATGCAAAGGTTTCGGTGCTAACTTGCTCAATTGCCGCAAACAAGCGGTCGACCCAATCTTCGTGTCGCATTAGAACGGGTCCAAGCGGAAGTTAGGATCGTACGGACGACCGCCGCCACCGCTAAAGTTCGTCGGTTTGTCGCCCCATGTCGCTTTATAGCGTGGGATGAATTGCGTTAGGTTAAAGAATGTGTCGCCAGAGAATGCTAGTCGCTGGTCTTCATCCGTGAACCTTGCTAATACCGGCTCTTTTCTCAAACGGTATTCGCAAGATAACGAAATGACCGCGCTGTTTTGGTCCATGCTAATTGACATGGTGTCCATGCGGCCCGACCAAATTTCCTCGGGGTCGGCGACAAAGTTTAGGTTTTGATCCAAAAAGCCGACGTAAAAGGTTGCCGGTCGGCCCTGATAAACTTCGTCCATCACGATAGGGACCAGCGACGTATCGACGCCGGACAACGTGACTTTGATTCCACGGGCGACGGTATCAATGTTTTCGTCGATAATGTCGAACGAACCGTATTTGCCAACGCCCAAGTACGTATTACCGTCGAAGGTTACGCTTCCAACGCCGTCGTGGACGTAGACCGTACCGGAATCGAATTCCAGTTTCGCCATCGTGATAATAAAAAGCGACGCCTTCGCCGCTTCCGTTTGGTTCGTGTTGCTAACCCAACGCGTCATTAGGCTATGTCCTCGACTAGATCAATCGTCATTTCTGAAAGCGTGCCGGGTCGTGTGGACCAACTGCCCGCATCCTCGGCCAACAGGAAACGACCCATTGGATTACGGAACACAACTGCCGTGTTATCCGCTGGCGACGTGCGTAGCGTCGGCTCGAACATGATGTAACCCGCGCCGCTGCTGTCGGAATTAAGGTCAGCCGTTAGTCGCTTTAGTTCGCCGTTAATCTCGACCCAATCGCCCGCACGGGCCAACCCGTTTGTCGAAGTCGGCAAGCCGTCGATGTTCAACGCCCCGCCAGTTTGCGATCCCCCCGCCACTAGCGCACAACGTGTCAGTGACGCCCACGAAAGAAACTGAAACGCCCCGGCTGCACGTCCGCTGTAGTAGTCGTAGAAACTAACGTGCGTCGATGTACCGGACGCCGTGAACGAATCGGTATAACGTCCGGCTGTTGTACGTACAGTGCCGTTTAACAGCGTCGTGCCGCCCTGCGACGTACCAGCCGCCGCCCCAATACGGACGTTGCCTTTTCCGGCCCCATAAACGGCTCGTATTGCGTAGGGCGCACTGGCAACCGTGGTGGCTGCGCTTTGGTAAGCGTAGGCATCTGCTGTGGCCGCTGTGCGGGCAAGACGCAAGCCAAAATGCGAGTCTGCCGATAACGCGACTTCGGCGCTCGACGATGACCACCCTGTAGTCGCCACGACTGCGGCGTTATTGGTGATCAACTCGGGACAGGAAAACGAACCCGCAAACGAATAGCCGGGTTCGGTAAACCATAGGCGATTTGAGCGACCGCGCAACGCGGCCAGCAATGACAACAACCGTCGGCGTTTCTGATCCGATATCGCACGGAAGGACAGTGTAGCGGCCCACCGATTACCGGGCCGTGAGTAAGTCTTAACCGCTCCCGAAAGCGGCGACGAATACGACGCGGTGTTGTCTAGGATGCGCCACTGTATGTCGTTGGCGACTAAATCCGGCGGTAATATGTAATCGGTCATCGCCCTATCCCATAACGTCGGTCTAGTTCATCGAATATGCGCCGATTGTTTTCGGCCATGATTCCCGGCAATGCCTTTTGCAAATCTGCCGTGGCCCCGCGTGCGTCGATGTTGTAAACCGGCGACACGGTTACGCCACCCATGGCGTGATTGGGAACAATGCTGCCAGATGTATTCGGTACGAACAATTCCGGCCCACGTTCGCCGACCATGTACGGCGTGTTGCCAGTGACCGGACCACCCATGGCCCGCGCCGACAGCGTAGAAACGGCAAACTGCCCGATGCTACCGGCGATACCGCCAAAGCCGCTCATATACTGGAAGAATTGGCGCAACAGATACGACGCCATTAGTTCCGCAATCATGCGACGGATCGCGTCGATAAATCCTTTAACCATGCCGCGCAAGCCGTTTTGGAACGGATCAAACAGGAAATCGGCAAACGCGGTTTGTATGCTGGATGCTGCTTGTTGGGCAAAGTTCAGCATCATATCGTCGGCCATGTTCATTTCTTCCAGCATATTTTGAACGCTGGATGCCATGGTTACGTCGGCTGCGGTAAACGATGTAGAAAATAACTCGGGTATTTCTTCCAAGTCTTTTTTAAACGCGGCCATTTCTCGCGCCCGCGCTGCGTCGGCTTCGTTTACCTTGGCGCGTGCTTCCGCTGCGGCTTCGGCCCACTTCTTTTCAGTTGCCAGCGCCTTTTGCCGAAACTTCCAGTCGTTTTCCATCGCGGTCGTTTCGTTGAAATTGCGACGACCACGCGCCGCAAACCCACGAAACCCGCCACGGTTTCCGGTCAACTGTGAACGGTCAATGTCTGGACCAAGCACGCCCATTTCTTGGCCGATAGCCTTAACGCCTTTAAGCGCCTCTGCGGAAAACTCCACTACCTTTGCAAATCCAGTAACAAGTGCTGCCGTAAAACTGTTAGCGGCTTGTACTAATGCCGGGTCTTTTAATGCTGTATTGAACCTATCCAGCGCCCTTCGGCCTTCCTCGGTTTTCTTCGCGGCTTCGGCAATCTTGTTAAAACTTCCAAGCAATGCCGCGCCAGTTAGCAACCCAAAAGCAAGGTTAATGGCCTTGCTAGTAACCTTCGCGGTCTTTTCTAGCGTTTTCATTCCGCTAGATACCGACTTTAGCGCCGCCTGTGTCCTATCGACTGCGGTAATGATTACTTGTGCTTGCGCCATTTGTCTTCCTGCTCTTGTGCTTCTAACTTACAGGTTGCGATCAGATAGGAAAAATCGGTTTCCGTCATTTCGAAAATATGTTCCGGTAGGACGTGCAGACGTAACGCCAGTGCGTAAATCATCCTTAATTGCACGTCCTCAATTATTTTTTTTCGGCGTCCTCCACCGATACGGTTCCGTTGTTCATGGCTGCGACAATCGTAGCCATCACTTCCGGGTCGTATTCGTTGAGCAACTCGCGCCGTTCCGCATTGACGAAAATTCGCTTGCCGTTCTTATCCCGCGCCCGAACCAACAGCGTTACCGCCATTGCTTCTAGGTCCAACACGGTCGAATCGCCGTCCTGTTTCGCTAGCAAAAAGATTTCGCGTCTTTCCGCCAGCGTCATATCCGGCCAGTAATAAACCGTGGTGTCCCATTCGGGAACCGGGATCGCAACTAGCGTTTCCGGCTTGCGCCGTTCAGCGAATTGCGATTTGGCTTTATCTTTCCAATCCATAAACCCTCAACTGTTAGGATGCTGTACCCGTCGTCAACGCGCCGTTACCGACGAAGTTAAACGAAATTTCGGTGATCGCGCCGCGCTGCACGTTACGGGTAATTTCCGTAACCAACGCATCGCCATAGTAGTACGTGTCGCCAGTCGTCGCGCCTTCGGGGTACAACTTCAACGCCACATTTGCGCCGGTCACAAAAGCCAACTGGCCGTTAGTGTCGCCTTCATCCCAAAACGCGGTAACGCTACCGTTCCACGCGGTAATCGCGGTGACGTTGTACGTCTTCGCGGTATCCGACAGCGTGGTATCCTCGGCGTACTCTGCCGTGAGCGTGAACGAAAACCCGGTGACTTCGCCGACCGTGTTTGCGCCAATCTTTACCAATCCTTCCGATCCGTGATGTGTTGCCATGTTTTTTGCCTCTCAACTAAACTGAAATTTCCGCGTTGTTTTCTGCGGTCCTATACATAACTCGAAATTGCATCCTAGCCGACCCAATCGGCGCATCGCCTGTGAAGTCGTGCGTAATTGTCGTGTCTGCCATGATGCAATCTTTAACCAGTCCGCTTAACGTGTTGTTAGCGCCAACGGCGTTTTCTACGTTTTTACAAAGCGTGTCTAACTGGTCGTCTAAATCTGCAAGTTTTCGCGCAACGCACTCGACCACGATGATTAGTTCGCGTGTTAGGTTACGCGGCGCGTGCAATGTCGTGTCAGTAACGCTATCGGCGTTCGTGTAAATCAACGCCGCTGTCGTCGTGTCTGCCGGTAACGGATACACACGCGACGAAGAAATCGTCGATGCCACGTTTGCCGTAGTAAGGACGGATGCAAACGCTTCGCGGATTTGCTGTCTTACGTGCGCCATTATTCGGTCGCCTCCAGCCGCAAGCGAGTGATGCCAGTTCCATCGTTTTCGATGTTACGAATCGTGTATACGTCGTCGTCGATATAAAGCGTATCGCCCACGTAGGCACGGCACGGTAACGATGCGGTCGGGAAATGGAACGCTGGAAGCGTGCTGGCAAACTCTACGTCGGACACATTTACGCCGATATACTCACGGTCGAAAATGCCCTGCACCGGGTAACGCTTGCCGCCGCTTTTGTAGATAGCGGCAACGCCCCAATCGGACGCGGCGCACATGGATGCGCGATCCGCTGCGGTTTCAACTGCCATAAGTAATACCCCACATAACCGACGTAGACGTTGGCCCGATTTCGTGAACCGTGCCGGTTAATTCCTGTCTAAAAAGTTGATCCCATGCCGAATACGGTCGAGCGGACGGATGCAAGTTCTCGCCATCCCAATAGGTCGGATAGTCGGCTGCGGCAATCAATAGATACTTACGCGTGACGCGTTGTAGTTCGTGCAATGCCGGGATTACGTCTTGCGGTAGCAAATGTTCGACTACGTCGATGCACGTAACCACATCGAATGCGTTATCGTCGAACGGTAACGCGTGTATCTGCGCTTCGGTTATCCCGTAGCCGCACAACTCCGGTACGGCTTCGGTTCCCATGATTGGCGCAAAACCCATGTCGGCGGCTGCTTGCAGCAACTCGCCACGGCCACAAGACACGTCGAGAAATGAACCCGACTGGCCCTTTAAAGCGGCGACAACCGGCTGTAGCCGGTCGGGAAACATCCGGTAATCTGGATATTTCGCGTAAACCTGTCGGTATTTAAGAATTTCCTTTTGCCGGTCGTCCACGTTTCTTAACCTGTGTTTCGATCAAGTTAGAAACGGTGTCCAGCATCGACGGTTCCGCGACTGGTTCCGCGCCGTGATACGGGACCGCCATTCCTTTTGACGTTAGCCAATAGCCAAATTTGTCGTCGACTTCGACAACCCGTCCGGCTTCCAAGGTTCGGCCCATATACATACGGGACCGTCGCATTTCAACCTTCATACGCGGAAAATACCTTAATTAGTGTCCCTGATACAACTTTTACCCTTGTCGGGTCTTGCATTCGGTCGCGGACGTGCTGCCACGCACCAATCGCCGAAATGCCTAATTCCAACCCTCGGTCGCCAACCTTGGAATGCCAGTAACGGCGATTCTCCATGTAGTTATCGCAACCGCACACGATAATTTCTTCGCACCCTAAATACTCGGCAATCCAGACGGCAGTGCCGCCGGAAAAGCCAAAGTCGGGAACAATGCCCGACCATATATCCGCTTGGTCCTTATGGTGCGTGACCAACGGGAACCCGTGGCCGGTCAGGATTGGGAATAGTTCCCGGTCCTGATACACCACGTAATCTAACGCCAGCAATAACGAATGCTGGTTAACGCCAATCCACACGCCGTCCCGCTGGACGCGTGGCCGGACCCGGCGCAAGTCCGATAACAAGGCGGGGCCGCCACCCAAGACAACAGCACGTTGTCCCGAATGACGGCCCCGGATTGATGCTAGATCAATCAAGACTGCGCCGTTATTAGGCGGTCACAATCTCGTTACACTCGGCGAACGACTCGACATGGCGCACGGCGAAGTCGCAGTCGTGGAACGCCACGATGCGGACCGTACCGGCGTTGCTGCCAGTGTACGGGTCGGCCATAAGGTCGATGCCCGACCACTGACCAACCAGCAAGTCGCTCCACACGCCGAAGATCATGGCAGACAGCGTGCCGGACGCCGAACCCTTCGACAAGTTGCCCGGAATCTGCTGCGACACCACCAACGGATAACCGTAGATGCTGTTCACGTCCGGTCCCAACAGGAAGTTACCCTCGACGCCCGAAGTCTGCTTCGGAGTCGACGCCAACTTCGCCTTAACCTGTCCGTTGGTCAGGAACGCCGCCGCACCCGTCAACGCGTTGTCGATTTCGACTTCCTTAACAAGGCCCGTGACCATGGCCCAAGTCGGCGCGCCGCCGTTCGTGCCAAGCGTCACCGAACCAATGCCGGACGTGTTGAGAATGCCGGTCGGACGGTTAGAACCCGAACCGGAGATAGCAGCAGCGTCCATAGCCACGGCGATTGACGCGGCAAGGTCGTTACGCACCATCGTCTCGACATCCATTGACGACTGCAACATCAAGCGACGGCTGTAGTCGACATACGCGGCAAGCGTCTTCGGCGACAACGTAACCTGATCAAAGGTCATGTTGCCCTCGGTCGGGGCGCTGTTCTCACCGACCCAGTACGAAGTCGCACCGGCAGTCTTACGCGGGATCGCCACGTTGCCCTGCAAGCCCGTCAGGAATTGCGCGCCCAACGTGTTAAGGACCATCTTGTTACGCAACACGTCGATAAACGAACCGGCCAAAAGGTCCGTGGCAACAAGGTTGCCAGCCTTCGACGTACCGGACGCAATCGAGGTGGTCAGGTCACGCTTCAGCACGTCCACCGGAACGGTAATACCACGGCTGTCTCGGCCTTCCTTCTTGGCGGCTGCTTCGGAGACTTCAAACTCGAAGCGGGCATCGTCCTGTGCGCGGCGATCCTGCGGGTTCGAAAGGGCGCGAATGGCCTTCACGAATGAGAACGAACGCGCCTCGCGGTCCGACAGGCCAACTTCCACGTCGACGTTAAGCGGCTTGGACGCCACCTTGTCGAGCAACGCACCACGGAATTGCTCAATAGTCGCACCCTCGCGCACGGCAGACTCGCCAAGGTCGCGCTGGTTGTGACGTGAAGCAAGGTCCATAATCGCCGAAACGCGGCTGCGCTCGGCCTTCATGCCGTCTTCGCGGACGGCTTCGCTGTTAATTTCGCTCATAATTTGTACCTTCGGTGAATGTGAAATAACTTCCGGTTTCGGCGTTTCCGCCATGCTTCGGCCTACGCCGACGCTAGTATCTGCCGGAATGGACACGATACTAATTTCGAGTGGCGACCAACTGGTTGCGCGGTAAACCTCCCGGCCATCACGCTTCCCGTCAGAAACCATCTCGTTAATGACGTATCCAACAGACACGTTCCCACGTATCCCGTCTTTCACGTCTTGCCAAATTTCCTCGGCTCGTTGGCTTTTCCCAAAGCGAACGACGGCGCGTGCAACACGATCCGAACCCAAGGAAACCATTTCGACCACGCCGATTTGGTCGGCGGGATCATGGTCGACCAGTAGCGGCGCACGGCCACTACCAATAAACGATGAATCTATCGCACCGGGCGAATGGTCCAGCACTTCCATACCCCAACCGCGCTCGACTGCGGCTTCGCTGGAGAATGCTAAACTCACCCGGCGGTCGGCGTCCTGCACCGACTCGCGTTCAAATACCGCGCTGCGGAATACGCGTTTCTCCGGGCCTTTTCGTTTGGCCGGTCCTGCGTAATCTTCCTCCCACGGCTCGTTACCGAACATATCTTTCGGACGTTCGCCGACTAACTCGGCTTCATCCTCGGCGGCTTCCTCGACCGCTTCGATTGCGGCTTCGGCTTCCTCGGATTCGTCCATGTCCATTACGGATTTTTCGAACGTAATGGTTACGGTCGCTTCGTCCTCGACGACGGCGACAATGTGTCTTTGTTGGTCCATATTCCGACCCTCGCTTTCTTCGGCATCTAATAGCCGGTCTTTTTCATTCGCCCATGCGCGGCCCGGATCGCCGCCCCATAGCGCCCATGCAATCCGTCCGGCGGACGGGTAGCCATCTTCCCCCGGCGACCACCCTGCGCCCTGCTTGTCGACTTCATGTCTTGCAAAATACGAAACCATCCGTCGGACAGTTTCCGGTGATAATGTAACACGGTTTTTTATATCACGCGCCCTAGCAACGCCGACGGCGGTTCCGCCCCGTCCGAATTCCTCGCGCCACGCTAACCCGCGTTCGGCTTCCTCGGCCATCGTTGCCGTCGGTTGTAGGTCAATCGCCATGTTTTTCTCCCAAATACCATTTGAGATTTTCGGCCAGTCTTGCGTTATCTGGCGACGCTTCTACGGCTAGTTTGCCTTGCTCGACTGCTACGGCTTGCAGTCCTAAATGCCACGCGGACACGGCGGCTAGGTCGTTCGGCCAGTGGCCCCATACCGCCGGGTCGCACGTATAAACCAGCGCACGATCCTTAATCGACAGCGCCCGCATCGACGCCGCGTAGCACTCCGCCCACCGGTTTTGCCGGTAATACAGCATTGCTAATTCGCACCACGGTTCGCGGGTATTCGGTGCTTCCGAACACGCTTTTAATAAGTACCCTTCGGCTTGCGCGTAATCGTTTAACTCGGCGTGCGACTTGCCAAGTAAGCGGTACGCGTAACAGCGTTCGTTCGGCCACGTCGCTTGCGGCATGGCAAGATACTTATTCAAAGCGGCTATTGCTTCGTGCCACTTCTGATAAAAGGTCAGTTCGCGTGCGTAATAAAACGCATTGCGCGGACAGTGCGGGTCTTCCTTTACCGATACCGCCAACAAATCTAAATACTGTCCACGACTTTTCGTCGGGTCGGGATGATGGCTAACCAAAAGTTTGTCAGTCTGCGCCCACACTTCCGTTATACGGCCATCCGGCACGGGGTATTCGTGACATGGGTGATGCCACAAGTAACCATGCCGTGCGTGGATTTTTTCGTACAGAAATTTAATCCCGCAACCCCAATCGAAGTAATACCGCAACCGGGTTGTGCCTTCCGTCCAGACGCGTTCGATTTCCTCGCGCCAGCCCGGTTCCAATACTTCGTCAAGGTCGAGCGAAATGCAAACGTCTATGTCACGCGGCAATAGTGCCAGTGCCGCATTTCTCGCCGTATCGAATCGCCATGGCGTGATACAAATATCTTGGACAACTGCGCCACATTCGGCGGCAACAATCGCGGTATCGTCCGTACTGCCAGTGTCGGCTATCAGTATTAAATCGGCGTCTTTTGCAGATTCGCAAAATCGCTTAACAAAATGCGCTTCGTTCTTGCTGATAGCGTAAACGGCAATTTTCAAATTTCACCTATTCGATTTCGATATAAAAACCACTATTCGGTCGCAATTTCTCGAATTGCTGCAATGTAATTAGTTTGCCTTTAACAAGTGAAAGCAATTCATCTATGTATTGTTGAGTAAATTCTTGCGATTCTTGCAATGCAATCTTATCGAGCCATTGCTTTACATTGTCGTCCGATGACGCGGCATTCTCAATTTTTTCCCACACGTCCGACAAAACAGCGCGGATTGTCGATTTCTTTACATATACTTTTGGCGCTTCATAAGAAAATACGCCATCTTCGTATGCCCACCCGCGAAACGGCTTCGGGTCCATGTCGTCTATGCAAATCCAGATTCCGTCGGTTTCGAGTGGCGAATCCGCTATAGCAACAGCATCGACAATTCCGCCTTTAACGATGGCATATAGTCCCATGTCACACCTCAAAAGAAAAATCGAAGAATGACGAATCCGTTTCCGCCATTTCCATTGCGTAAATTTGGACCTATTGGCTGTACATATTGATCCCAATATTGTCCCTGTGCGTCATAGTAAACTTGCACAAATCCGGGTACGTATACACCGCCGCCGCCACCACCACCGTCGCCACCATCGCCGCCAGTATAATTTACGTAATATATCGGGTCCCAGTCGGAGGTGTAACCAATCAATGCGCCAAGCGTATATGACCCAGTTACTCCAGCACCTAACAAACCGCCGCCGCCGCCAGCACCGCCGTTAGCGCCGTTTCCGTTAGCCTTGCCTGTAATTCCCCAAATGCTAACCGTTGTCAATGATCCACCAGCGTAAACGCCGCCATTACTCATCGATCCGCCGCCGCCACCCAAGTTACCTGCGGTTCCTCCGTAGGTAGGTTCGCCGCCACCGCCGCCACCGCCATACGCGGGACCAATAGCAGCAGAACCGCCGCCACCGCCGCCGCCTAGCGATCCGCGTATCGCTTGTAAGGCATACGTACCGCTGTTTCCGTTGTAATACGCGCCAAATCCCGCATTATTTGTTCCGTAAACAGTCTCCGGGTATGCCGTGTTTCTTGGTTGCCAAGTTATATTTGAATACGTTGGCGCGTAATACCAGAGCAACTCACCAAACGGTGGCGCTCCACCATGCCCACCAAAGTTTTGCGAACCAGAACCACTACCAGAGCCGCCAGAGCGTCCATTTTTTGCCTCTCCGGCGCCATGTCCGCCGCCGCCGCCAACCTCGGCGTACATCATGCCAGCCGACCAAACTTGCGACGGATTCCCCGGTGCGCTATTGATGCCGCCAGCGCCAACAACAATATCGTATGGTCTACCAGTAACAGGAATGCCCATTACAGCAAGCCCACCAAAACCGCCGCCGCCGGTATTTCCACCACCGGACCCGCCACCGCCAGCAATCAATGCTTCAATGCGTTTTGTTCCGGCTGGCGCTGTAATAGATTGCGAAGTTTTGATGATGTGCGATTGCTGAAATCCGGTGATTGTGTCACCCGATGCGCCGCTCCCAACTCCTGCGTATGTTCCGGGGTTCATTTTTAGAAGTCTCCAGCGCGAGTCACCAAAATATTAAAACCTTCGGCATTATTGGTTGATGCGCGAAGCGACCAACCATTGGGCAAAACTAACGCTTGATTATAAAGCGTCGTATTAAATGCCTGTACGGATGTGCTAGGAGTAGTCGCTGTGACCATGATTTCTTGCCATAGTCGAGCGTTAGTGCCGTCGTGCAAAAACAAACGCACGACACCGGCTGTCGTTGTCGCTAACGCTTGAATTTTAATGTCATCGACACGCGATCCAGACGATCCAGCCGTAAAGATTGTCGCAAGCGTGCCTGTGCCATCACGGTTAGTGTTGGCTGTTACGACTTGCCCGACTGCTGCACGCGGGGTCGCTGCGTATTGTGCTGCTGTTGCCATTTTTGATTACCTCAAACGATACCGTAAGATTGTGTTATGTAATCCGGCGCTCCGCCACCGGCACTCTGCCAACTTGGGGCCGCACCACTGCCATTGCTAGTCAAAACTTGACCGGACGAACCATAGTTAGCGCCGCCGATGCCTAATTGTCCTGATGTGTCAATACGAAATCTTTCGTTCCCTCCAACTTGAAAAGTTAGCGGAAGCAATGTCCCTGTATTTGCTTGACTAGAGGCAATTCGCGCCTCTGTCGCGCTCAATGACATAAAAAATGTTGAAGTAGCGGAAGTCGCGTCGGAGTTATTACCAAGCCCGATTTCAGCGTATTGGCTGGTTCCGTTTGGTATTGCACGAACAACTGTGTACCCGTTTGTCGTACTGCTTTGGAACATTGGCCGGTTAACCGGCGTCGCATTGCTGAAATCGCCCGTGATGCGCTGGCCTGTAGTCGTAAACGACAAATTGCCAGCCGAAAGTGCTAACGCGCCAATGCTTCCCGCGTCCGTGGTTTTATTGTAAGTAAAACCAGCATCGCCACCGATAGCGCCAGCGTCGTTGAACAGCACTTGTGTATCGCTGCCGCCAACTGTCGGCGTTGCGCCAGTCGGACCGGTCGCACCTTGCACGCCCTGTATACCCTGTACACCTTGCGGGCCAGTTGGTCCGGTATCGCCTGTCGCGCCAGTTGGTCCGGTAGGTCCAACAGCGCCAGTTGCGCCAGTGCTACCAGTCGGTCCAGTCGGCCCCGCGACACCCTGTATACCCTGTGGACCTGTCGGACCAGTCGGGCCGACTTCGCCTTGGACACCTTGGACGCCTTGGATTCCCTGCGGTCCTGTCGGTCCAACTTCGCCCTGTATACCTTGTATACCTGTCGGGCCTGTTGGACCAGCGACACCCTGTATCCCCTGTGGACCAGTCGGACCGGTCACACCTTGGATACCTTGCGATCCTGTCGGACCAGTCGGGCCAACGTCGCCTTGTATGCCTTGGATACCTTGCGATCCTTGCGGTCCAGTTGGGCCAACGTCACCTTGGATACCTTGCGGCCCGGTTGGACCAGTCGGACCGGGAACGGTAGAAACCGGGCCAGTTGGACCCGTTACACCTTGCGGTCCGGTCGGACCGACTAAACCGACAGACTGAATAACAACAATCAGTTGATGGTTGTTAGCAAAATTGGTTGTGCCTGTGCCGCCTGAAGTGACTAGCGTAACGGGAACCGAAACATAACTGTTTGATACGACGGTCGGCGTTCCGTTAACTTCCCATTTTTGAAAGTTCGCGGAATTATTACGATCTTGGAGGACGATAACATCGCCATCCTTCAAAATCGCCAAGAAAATATCTATGTCTAAATTGTTTTGTTCCAAATGGCTCAAAACAATCGCGGTCGCTGAAATCTGCGTGGCATTGTTCCAGTACAAATGACCGGCAGTAGGAACGCCGCTTGTCGCGTTCGTGTCCGCTTGATATTCGTAGAAACTTGACGATTGCCCGTCTGCGCCTTGCGGACCGGTCGGGCCTGTCGGACCGGCTACGTTAGACGCTGCACCCGTTGGACCAGTTGGGCCAATATCGCCAGTTGCGCCAGTAGGCCCAACGTTGCCTTGTACGCCTTGGATACCCTGCGGCCCTTGCGGGCCGGTCGGTCCAATATCACCTTGGACGCCCTGCGCCCCGGTAGGTCCGGTAGGACCAGCAACATTAGATGCTGCGCCAGTCGGACCCGTAGGGCCGGTATCACCCTGTGCGCCCTGCGGACCAGTTGGCCCCGCGATTCCCTGCGCTCCGGTTTCGCCCTGCACGCCTTGGATGCCTTGCGGACCAGTTGGCCCCGGCACAGTTGACGCATCGCCTTGTGCGCCGGTTGGCCCTGTTGGGCCTTGTGGACCAGTTGCGCCGGTATTACCAGTTGGCCCGGTCGGACCAATCACGCCTTGGATTCCCTGTGGACCAGTCGGACCAACTACACCCTGCACGCCTTGGATGCCTTGCACGCCTTGTGGTCCTGTCGGACCAATGACGCCTTGGATACCTTGACTGCCAGTCGGACCAGTAGGCCCGACGTTGCCGGTTGCGCCAGTTGGTCCAACGATGCCTTGTGCGCCTTGCACGCCGGTCGGTCCGGTCGGTCCAAATGCACCGGTCGCGCCGGTTGGCCCCGTTATACCAGTCGCGCCCGTCGATCCGGTTGGACCAGTAGGACCAGCCGCACCGGATGGACCCGGCGCACGCACAATGACGTTTTGCGTTGTCTCGGAAACAATAATGTTATTCAACTTGGTTTCGCTCATCGCGTCACCTCGGCATCAACTGTGAATGATCCTTGCACTAAACGCGTGACAACTGCACCCGTCACCATTTCAAGGTCGTATACATAACAACCGGCTGCGACGGCTGCGGTTTGTATAGCCGTTGCAGTGACGGTAATAGTTCCTGCTGTGCCACCCAGTGATATACCACCGTTTTCTGTTGTCAGTGACAGCAGGGTGGAAAGTGAGCCAATCGTAGCCCGCACTTGCATTCGCGCCGTATACAAAGTTAAGTCAATAGGAATGCCGCTGGAATCTTCCCAAGTGAATATACGCGTAAATGTCGCGCCTTGATCGCAAACAATGTCGTGAGTACCGGCCATGTTAAACCCCCGGTGCTACATTCTGCGGCGCTGTGCCACCCGGCAACGTCACGCCAACCGATGTAATTAGTTCGTCTTCGGATGCCCTTTCGCGCAACACGTCTTCAATGTCTAACCCGCGTTCGGCGAGTGCTTGCGTGCGCGTCATCAAACCGTTGTTGATAGCGACAATCTGCGCTTCGGCTTCATTGCGCGGGTCGACCCATTGCCAGCCACGCGGAACCCATTGTGTCTCGCTAAATTTAAAATACTTGTTGCCGGGTAGCGATACCGCGCCGAAGTCCAGCGCGTTACGCAACCAACGCAAGTACACCGGCTGGCAAAAGTGTTCGATCATCCAATGCTGGACCGTTCGCCACTGGTCGCGTTCTTCTAACAACCCTTGGCGAATGGACGAATACGAAACCGATTCCAAATCGTTCGCAAGCGACGTGTAAGACACGCCCAAGCCGGACGCGATACCGCGCAACATCGCCTTTTCGAATTCACGAAACGCGGTCGACGGATGCTGCGGGTTGTATTCCTTAAAGTTTACGCCCGCCGGAAGTTGCATAAACTCGCCGGGTTGCGCGTTCATATTTAGCGTGCCGTCGGCGTTCGGGCCGTCGGCTTGGAATTCGTCGCCGGATTCCGAAATAAAGAAACCCATTTTTGACGCGCCGATTCTCGCGGCGACTAACTCGGCTTCTTCATAACCGCCCAACATTTTAAGCCGCGTCATCGCGGTTGCCGTCCACGGCGTGCCGCGTGTCTGTCCGACGCGATCCTGTCTAAATGCGTGAATCATGCGATCAGCCGGGATACGAATATCGCGGACGTACTGTCCCGAATATTGGTAGTCGTCTGGATGGCGAACCTTTACGTAATACGCAACCGGACGCCCGGTCGCGTCAACCTCGACACCCATGCGGATTTGGGTTCCGTCGGGTAATACTTCGTTTTTGTCTTGGTCGACCAAATCGGCGTCGATGAATTGCAAGCGGAAATGAAACGGGTTCGCTTCGTCTTCCACGAACAACACGAAACATTCGCCATCGCGCACCACCGATTCGATAAATACTTTTTGCGCGTCGACCCACGACAACCGGCCATCGACTGTGCAAATTCCTGGTCTGCCCCATTGATAAAAGGCACGTTCCAAAATTTGGTTTGCCAGTTGATCCAGTGCGCCGTTCGGCTCCCGTGCGCGAACCTGTAGCGTAATGCCACGCGGTCCGACCACGTTGGTTGCCACCAAGTCTAGGTAACGTCGTGCGTAATCGTTGTTTTGGGCAAGGTCGCGTGATCGCGCCCGCATTGCCTTAAGCGTATATCGAATGTCCGCGTCGGCAGACTTTGTGGCCGTCATCCAATCGTTGAACAATCGACCAGTGTTGGCCGCTTCAAATGCGCGGCGTCGGGGTTTCTTCGGGGTTCGCTTGAAAAGGTCTAATAACTTCATACGGTAAACCTCACACGAACCGTGCTATTTGATCCTAGCCCACGGGCGAGTTTCTCGGCTTGTTTCTCGCGGTTGACTTCGCCCTTCAGCCGGTCACGCTCGACAAACAAATCGGCGCGATTCCAACGCGACAAACTGCGACCCGCAATTGAGTACGACGCGGCTGCAATGTTGGTCGGGTCCTTTAAGTACGCTTCGATGTTATCTAGCGCGATTTGGGCGAACGACCGTGGGTCCTCGCTCGACGTGGCTTTGTTCGCCTTAACTTCCGTCGTGCCGTAGCCGACTTCGACGCGGGCCGAATCCGACGTGCGCGTGATGTAGGCGACCCAATGGTATTTTCCGGGTTCGTAGTTTGCCGTTGTGCTAGATGCAACTTCGACAACGTAACTATCTGATCCCGGCGTCGCGCTAACGGCGATTCGTTCGCCGGTCACGTCACGGCGGAACACATACGACAGCGAGTATGCCGAAGACGGATAGTCGCTAATCAAGTCGGGACGTTTCCACGCCCACCTGTCCCCGGCCTGTAAAGTGTCCGGTTCTATTACCGGGTAGTTGCTGGAATCAAATAAATTTGCCATATCATCTCCACCCGTTTACCCACCCGCCACCACCACCACGCGGTCGATTCGGCAATGGCCGTCGAACCGGTTTCGGTTGCTCGGCAACTTGCGTCGCTGCGGCTACCGGTTGCTCGACAGGTTTTTCGTTTGATTTGCGATTCGGCAAAACCATTGGCCCCTGTCGACCGATGAATGCCGCATAAGCGTACACGAAACAGTCTAACGCCTCTGTACGCGATCCAGACGTGCGCGGGCGGTAACTACGCACACGTCGACCCTGCACCATGCGGTGTACTAGCGTTTCGGCGGTTAGTTGGTCGAAGTACACTTCGTCGAGCGAATTAGCAAAGTGGACGTAACCCGCACCGGGTTGCTGTATTCGCTTTAGTCGACCAAACAAAACATCTTTCGCCGTATCCACGCCGACAATAAAAACTTGTGCCGACGTGCGCCCCGCCCGCCCTGCGCGTTTCGGCCAAATCAATCGACCGAATCCGCCCGCACCTTTGATAGCCCAAACCCTTCGGGCCTTTCGTTTGGCGGCATATCCATATACCTGTTGCGTGAAGTGACCGCCGGAGTCGATACCCGCCGCTTCAATTAACAGCGTGCGTCCGTCGTCCGTCGTTCGTTTCTGCAACAGCCAATTATC